CGAAGACAAAGTTGAAGTTGAAGATGTTGATGAAGATGAAGAAGAGCTTCCTCCAATTATTCCTGTTACCAAGAAGGTGATTAAGGAAATGAAGAAGAGCCTTCTTAAATCTGTTATTCCCGAATATCGACCCAATTATCAAACAAAAACCGTTGGTGTTACTAATTCTAAACCGTATGTTCCACCACCTTTTGTTCCCTTAACTTCTATTGATGATCGTCCTATTCCTTTAACGCACACTGATAGTTTAGCTAGTGCCACATCATCTGACTCAGTCAGAAGATCGAATCCTTTAAAATCCAAAGGAGTCGCGGTGCCAAGTCAAAGATCCGTGAGTTATCAAACGACCTCAACGAAACCCACAAATTCAAGTGTAGAAATTGTGGCACCTTCCTCCTCCTCTCAAACACCATTGCAACCTCCTATTGTCCAAAATGTTGTGACTGGACCGGTTTCAGAACTGACGAAGAATCAGAAGAAGAAATTGAAAGCGAAGAAGGCGAAGAAGAAGAAGAAAGTGATGGAGTTGACAGCCTCATTGCCGAGCACAGAGCTTGGTACGAAAGCTATCTCAGACTCCCTTCCCACAACAACCCCGCCGGTCTCAGCTTCAACTGGGGAGGTGCCTATGTCGGAGATAAACGACTTGTTAAGTATGCTGGTAGTTCAAAACGGCGTAATTTTGGAACTAGTAAGAAAGTTAGCCAAGCAATAATTGCTGAGTCTGCTGATATTTGTAAAAACTATTATTTTGTACCTAATCCTTTTGTAAATACTTCCGGACTGGAAGAACCAATTTCAACTATTAATTTATTCACTTACTATGCCGAACGAGCTTATAAAACACCTACTTTTGAACCTAGAATGTATTGTGAAGATCTCTTGTTTCAAGACTATCTTCGCAAATACACCTATGTGTCTGAGGAAAAATTTGAATCTTTCTTTACTGAAGACCAAAATTTAACCAATAACGCATGGGATTCTCTATTTGGTCTCATCAACCCGTCTAAATCACCAGGTTCTCCCTTGTGCTTTGTGCATTCTACTAACAAAGAATTGTCAAAGATGGAGAATTCTATTAGACTAGTTGTAGAGTATAGAGTGGTCAAATTAGTCGAACTTGGTCAACAACTACATCAAACTATTCTACGTGATTTGCCTACTGCCAAACATGCTTTTGGCTTTGATAGAGATATGGAAACATCCTCTACCATTGCTATTGATTTGGTGAAGAGCAATCTATGTGATCCCATACTTCTACGAGAGAAAAATGAACCTAGGAAACTAGGTAAATTACCTCGTTTAGTTTGTGGTGTTTCTGTTCAAGACAATTTAGTTCATCGTTTAGCTTTTCACAACCAACTCGTTACCGAACAAGCATCTTCTGGATGCCCTATTGCCGTTGCATTGGATTTAAATACACCAGAGAAGACCTCTGAACTTTATGTAAAGTTTAAGGAACATTCTCCAGTTTATTCATCCGATATAAAAGGATGGGATTTTTCTACCAAACCTGAGTACGTCTTAAACGACACAATTCGCACATGTTATATGATGGGCGTTTGTGATGTTAAAGGTAACCCATATCCTGGTAAAGAGTCTCATTTTTATTTGTCTATTGCAATTGCTTATTGTTTGATACATCGTCTTTTACAAACTAGTGACGGCGAGTTGTTTGTTTCTACTCCAGGTATGACTACCTCAGGTACTCTTAGAACATTCTCTCAAAATTCCTTTATTAGAAGTTTTGTTTCTGTTCAAGCTGAAGTTATTAATCTTGGTGTTTCTCCTCAGCAACTACACACTGTTTCCGTTGCTCCTACTATGTTTGTTTTCTCTGGTGGTGATGACAATTTAACCAACTCACCTGCGCCTCCGTATTGTACTGAAGCTCTTGGTTTTACCGTCACTGATTACGAACGTCAAACTGACTCTTTTTCATTCTGCTCAACGACCTTCACTGATACTGTCTCTTATCAAGACAATATTTCGAAGTTCTTTGTTGCTGTCATGTATGATAAATCGAATTGGATTACTAAAATGAATTCTTTTAGAATTTGTTTTTCTAATCATCCTGAATACTCTTATTATACATTTCTTTTAGATTGTGAGAGACCTCTTGATGAAAATTCCGATTCAACCCATTTGAATTTAGGTTTGTGGGATGATAATTTGTAGCTTTCTTCCCCTTTAGAGTTTTAGGTTAAATTACACCTCCCAACAGACAATGCGGCATATTAGAGGATGCGTAGGTCCAACTGTACCTATGAATAACAGTTACGTCATTTTACTATCGTGTGGATAGGGAGCACTCCCCGCTTACACATACGATTATCACTTTGTGATTGCTATAAAGTGAAAAGATATCTAATAGATTTCTTTAAAATGGCAAACCCCGGTAAGAAAAAGAACAATAACAAAAAGAAGAAAAAGACTATGAGCGGAAGAGGTGATTACACCTCTGAAGTTAAGTCTATTAAGGATCCTATTCGGAAACTTGATGCTAAACTAGATCATTTAGAAGCGGTTCTTAATAAGAACTCTTCAAAATCTTCAAATTTATCTTCTCAACTTGGACGTACTTTAGGAAACATGTTGCCTATAC